TTTCTTCCAGAACTAATGGAGAAAATGTATAACGACCGTGTAATCTTCAAGAAAAAGATGTTGGTTGCGAAACAGCAATATGAAAAAACCAAGACAAAAGAATTGGAAAAGGAGATTGCAAGATGCAACAACATCCAAATGGCAAAAAAGATTTCTCTTAATAGTGCTTACGGTGCTATTGGAAATCAGTATTTCAGGTATTATAAACTAGCAAATGCCGAAGCAATCACAATGTCAGGACAAGTTTCCATTCGTTGGATTGAAAGTAAAATGAATTCTTATTTAAATAAAATTCTTAAAACAAATGATGTTGACTATGTTATTGCTTCAGATACTGATTCCATCTATCTTAATATGGGTCCTTTTGTCGAGACTGTATACAAAGGAAGAGAAAAAACTACTGAGGAAGTTGTTGGGTTCCTTGATAAGGTCTGTTCGATGGAATTTGAAAAATATATTGAGAGTTCTTACCAAGAACTGGCGGACTATGTGAATGCATACGACCAAAAGATGCAAATGAAACGGGAAAATATTGCCGACCGTGGAATCTGGACTGCCAAGAAACGATATATTCTTAATGTTTGGGATAGTGAAGGTGTTCGTTATGATGAACCTAAATTAAAGATTATGGGACTGGAAGCAGTTAAATCTTCTACTCCTGCTCCTTGTCGTCAAAAGATTAAGGATGCTCTTAAAATTGTGATGACTAAAACAGAAGACGAACTGATTTCCTTTATAGATAATTTTCGTAAAACATTTAATCAACTTCCTCCAGAAGAAATTTCATTTCCACGTTCAATTAATGATGTGAATAAACATAAATCTTCATCGACTCTTTATAGTAAAGGAACTCCAATTCACGCAAGGGGAGCAATTCTTTATAATCATCTAATTAAAGAAAAGAAGTTGGATAAGAAGTATGCGAAAATTCAAAATGGGGAAAAGATTAAATTTTGTTATTTGAAACTTCCAAATCCAATTCACGAAAACGTAATTTCTTATATTCAAGAATTTCCAAAGGAATTTGGACTAGACAAATACATTGATTATGACCTACAATTCAGTAAAGCATTTTTGGAACCGATGAAAGTCATTTTGGATGCAATTAACTGGAAAGTGGAAAAAACTGTAAACTTAGAATCGTTTTTTAACTAATGGATTTTTTAAAAGATATTGTAAAAGAAATTGGCGGAGAATATGCATCTCTTGCCTCGGATATTGATGAAACTGAGACTTATGTTGACACAGGTTCGTATATTTTTAATGCACTGGTTTCAGGTAGCATATTTGGTGGTGTATCTGGGAATAAAATTACTGCTATTGCTGGAGAGTCTTCTACTGGAAAAACTTTCTTCTCTCTCGCTGTGGTTAAGAATTTTCTTGATACTCACTCCGATGGTTATTGTCTCTACTTTGATACTGAGGCTGCAGTAACAAAATCAATGCTCGAAAGTAGAGGACTTGATGTTTCTAGAATTGTAGTTATTAATGTAGTTACAATTGAGGAGTTTAGATCAAAGGCACTCAAAGCAGTTGATTTATATCAAAAGAAAAAACCAGAAGAACGTAAACCTTGTATGTTTGTTCTTGATAGTCTTGGTATGCTTTCTACAACGAAAGAAATTGAAGATAGTTTGAATGACAAGCAGGTAAGGGATATGACTAAATCCCAATTGGTGAAAGGTGCTTTCCGTATGCTTACTCTTAAACTGGGTCAAGTAAACATTCCAATGATTGTGACTAATCACACTTATGATGTTGTGGGTTCTTATGTTCCTATGAAAGAAATGAGTGGTGGTTCTGGTCTTAAATATGCAGCATCTTCTATCATTTATCTTTCTAAGAAAAAAGAAAAGGATGGAACAGAAGTTGTTGGCAATATCATCAAATGTAAGACACAAAAGTCTCGTTTGAGTAAAGAAAACAAAGAAGTGGAGGTGCGTTTGTATTATGATGAACGTGGTCTTGATAAGTATTATGGTCTTCTTGATCTTGCTGAAAAGTATGAAATCTTTAAGAAGGTGGGAACTCGTTATGATGTCGGAGATGGCACAACTCAATTTGGAAAAACTATTAATGAAAATCCAGAGAAATATTTCACACCAGAAGTGATGCAAGCAATTGATGAAGCAGCAAAAAAGGAATTTTCTTATGGATAATGGAAAATATTCGAGTTATAAAAACTGGAATTGATGTATCTAAAATATTAGAACAAATAAAACAATATCCAGAGGACTGGGGATCACAAAAGAATATTAAAGATAAAAAAATAGAACAACTTGACCCAACAAAATATACTGTTACAGTTGATGTTCTTCAGTTGATAATTGGTGGAATAGAAAAGGAAGGACAATATGTTGGTGATACTGAAATTTGTATTCAAACACCAGCATATGAAAAGCACACAGAAGTTCTTAAATTCTTAAAGACATATTTTAAAAAAATACGTCGTTGTGCTTTTCTCTCTTTACCTGTTGGGGAGATTGTTGGAACTCATATCGATGAGGGAACTTATTATCTTACAAAGGATAGATATCACCTTTCCATTCAAGGAAAATACAGGTATAGTGTAGGGGATGAAACTGTGATTGTTGAACCTGGAACCTTCTTTTGGTTTAACAATAAACTTCCCCATAGTGCTGAAAATATTGGTGATGAAGTCAGAATTACTTTTGTATTTGATGCTCCACACCATAAACGAAATCCATAGATAGAGGAGTAATGGAAAAAGTCGAAACTACTATTTTGAGAAATTTACTTTTCAATAATGATTATTGTAGAAAAGTATTACCTTTTATTAAAAATGAATATTTTGAAAATCTTCACGAGAAAGTAGTTTTTGAAGAGATTTGTAAATTCATTGTTGCCTACGAACAACTAGCAACAAAAGAAGTTCTTTTGATTGAAACAGAAAAAAGAACTGATATCACAGAAGATACTTACAAAATTATTTGTGATTATATTTCTAAACTTAATGATGCACCAGCAGATAAACAATGGTTGATAGATACTACTGAAAAGTGGTGTAAAGACCGAGCAATTTATCTTGCTCTTATGGAAAGTATCAAAATTGCTGATGGACAAGATGAAAAGAAGTCTAGAGATTCCATTCCAACAATTTTACAAGAAGCACTTGCTATTGGATTTGATAGCCACATTGGGCACGATTACTTAAAAGATTACCAAGAACGATATGACTCCTATCACAGAAAAGAAGATAAAATCCCATTTGATTTGGAATATTTTAACAAAATTACCAAAGGGGGTCTCCCTAACAAAACTCTTAATATCGCACTTGCTGGTACGGGTGTCGGCAAATCTTTATTCATGTGCCATATGGCTAGCTCCGTCTTGCTCCAAGGACGGAACGTATTGTACATTACGCTTGAAATGGCAGAAGAGAAAATTGCTGAACGAATTGACGCAAATCTCCTAAATGTAAATATCAAAGATATCGAAACATTACCAAAATCAATGTTTGATACAAAAGTAAATAATATTGCGAAGAAGACACAAGGAACTTTAATTATTAAAGAGTACCCAACTGCTTCCGCACACGCAGGACATTTCAGAGCACTTCTAAATGAACTCTCTCTTAAGAAATCATTTAAACCTGATATTATTTTCATTGATTACCTTAATATTTGTGGGTCCTCAAGGTATAAGAGTAATTTTTCAGTTAATTCTTACTCATATGTTAAAGCAATTGCAGAAGAACTTCGTGGACTTGCAGTTGAATCGAATGTTCCAATTGTTTCGGCTACCCAGACTACTCGTAGTGGTTTTTCTAGTTCTGACCCTGACCTTACTGATACTTCTGAATCCTTTGGTCTCCCTGCTACTGCTGATCTTATGTTTGCCCTTATTAGCACAGAAGAGTTGGAACAACTTGGGCAGATTATGGTAAAACAATTAAAGAACAGGTATAATGATCCAACAATGAATAAAAGATTTGTAGTTGGTATTGATAGAGCAAAAATGCGTCTTTATGATGTGGAACAAAGTGCTCAAAAAGATATACTTGACGCAGGACAAGAAGAAGAGTATACTTATGAAGAATCTAAAAACACAGACAAATTCTCAGGATTTAAATTTTAACAATATGACA